ATGGTCATGATGCCAACACAGCCGCACCACGCCCTTGCCATAGCGAAGCATGGTCATATTCGGATTATGGTAATCAGTGGTAGCCCATTGGCAGGTATCCGCGCGCATAAGCCAGGCTTCAAGCGTAGTTCGGCCACCAGCAGCATCGATAACCCTGGAGTCGGTGAAAAAACCCTTTAGCGTCGGATCAACCGCCAGTAACTGCGCGGTGTCAGCTAATCGGCCCAGCGGCAAAGCCTTCATATAATCCGGCTCGTTACTGATAAGCACCCGGCCGGCGGTAAACATCGACAGCAGTTCACCGCCGGGACGGAATAGCACCAGGCCGAGATCACGCTGTATGCAAGGAGTTAACAAGGCCCTCACACCGCACCCCGTTGCGATTTATATTCAGCCCATAACCCGGCTACCCACTTAACGCCCTTTGCGGTAAACCGGGTTTGGCTAAAGGCATGGTTGCTGATTTCGCTGGTGCCGGTTTTAACCTCAAACCGACCGGCGGTGGTGTGCTGGTGGTATGGTGCCAGTGCACCGCCGAGCCGGTACATAATCCCCTGCTCGATCAAAAATAGGCGAAAGTCAGGCTCTTTAGCGTTAAACAGCTTCGCCACCTGTCGGAATCCCATGGAACCGCTGGCGGTGACATAACGATCGACAAACTCCACCTTGGGCGCCGCAATAGATAACTGGTTTTCCAGCTGCAGGTTTTGTTCCGCCAGAGTGGCCGCCATACGTAACGCTTCCGGGTACGACTGCGGGATCTGGCCTTTGGTCTCCAATTCCCGCAAGCGTCGAATCACCTTCATGCGCAACACCGCGCTATACCCCGCCAGCAGGCATTCAACGTGCTCGCGATCCAAACGGTATTCCCGGTATTGTTGACCGTTCTGGGGGTGTGTCCAAATTTGGGCATACCCCTCCAGGCGTTCACCAAGCTCGGCCAGCATCACCTCGATATCCCGGCAAACGTGCCGATGGCGTTTATCGGTCAGTTGCGCGATTTCACGGCTCGACATGGTGACCGCGCCCAGGGTGGTTAACAGATTATTCATAGCTGTCCTCCTCGCGGATAAATTCACCGATGGTTATTTTTGCCTGGCCGCGTTTTGTGACCGGTCCCCAGCAGGCGCTTAGCTGTTTAACCTGGCTATCGTCTTGCCAGATGCCTGCATGGGTAAGTGCGTCGAATAGCGCCTTAAAGCAGTTATCCAGATCTCGGCGGCGCAGGTCCGGCGGGCATAACACCAGCGAGACCGTTAACTCATCTACCAGCGCAACGGGCATCCGGCGCAACTGCTCGACCACCGACGCGAATACGGCGGTCCGGTACCGGCGGCCATCGGCACTAATAAGATGCCGACCGTCGAGCGGGCCGACATTAGGAGAACGCCAATAGCTATTAACGCTGGGCGGGAATGGCAGTAGAAGGATCATGACGAAAACTCCGGCATCACCAGCTCTTCAACAATTTCGCCGGTCTCGACGTAATAGATCTCGCTGTCCGTGACGTTGTTAATCAGCAACTGCTCGATCTGCCGGTCCGTCATGCCTTTGAGGATCTTGGCCAGCTTTTTCGGCACCGGCTTGTAGTTAGGCTCAACGCCCGCCAGCTTGGCGGCGGCATAGTTGTGATGCCCATCCATTAGCATGGTGTAGGGCTTGCCGCGCAGAATGACCGGGTAAACCATGACGGTAAATATTTTGAACCGCAGGGCCTTATCGACCACCTTGTCCCGATCGAGATAGCGCTGGCTGCTGATAAAGGGGCCTTTAATCATGGCTCATCCTCCCGCCATGAAGCTGGACTGACTGGAGGCATTCATTGCCCCAGGTATGCCAGCCGTCGGCCTGTTCGCGGGCAAACAACTCGATGCGCGGCACATCGCCCAGCAGATCCACCAGCAGATCACGTATTCCGGCCGGTTTGGCGCTGTGCTCCATGCGCGGGAAGGTCTGGTGCTGGCAGATGGCGGCATTGATCCGCGCCGGCAATTTGCCACGCACCGCAAATAGGCAATCCTCGCTATTGGCTCGGGTCATATGGCCCATGCCGATGGCGCTATTGCCTTTTTTACGATTGGTTTTATGCCAGGTGAAGCCCTTCATGGTCATCAACCTGAACCCCCAGGATTCAACCACTTTCAAGGCTTCCACCGGCATGGTCGGCACCCACCACATGGCCAGCAGACAACAATCGGCGTCCGCCATATCCCAGACCGGCAGCCGGCATAGTTCGGCCAGCGTCATGGTCGGGTATTTAAAACCCGCGCCGCGTTTACCTGCTTTGGCGGCGTCACGATATGTCCAAGGCGGATCGGCATAAATCGCACGGTATTTCATTCACACACCCTCGCATAAATACTTTTGCAAACCGCTAGGCTTTCTGTCTCGGTAAAGTTTTATAACGAGGAATTTATCCAAAATGTGATCTATATAACCCTCTGATTTTTCTGTGTCATTGTTCAAATAGGAAAAGACAAGGGCTGGTTGGATAACTTGGAGATATGAGGTATTCATGCAGCCACTCCAACATCAGCACCATCCACCAGTCGGGCTTCACTAATGCCGGAATAATCATTGCAGAAGCAATTACCCTGGGTGATGCACTTGGCGCGGCGCATGGTCAACACGTCACGCAGGCGCTCTTCCGCGACCGGGGTAATATCCAGCACCACTAACCATTGGCGGGCGGCGCGGCGCCATAGGCGCATGCCTTCCAGTCTTTCAGCTATGGCAACTTCTTGTGTGAAACGACTCATGCGGATTTACCCCCGTTTAAACGCTGGCTGCATTCGGCCCAGATTTTGTTCCACGTGGTTTTGGCGAAGTCGGCGCGCATGGCTTTTACGCTGGCGCCATCGGATTCCTTGCGGGCGGCGGTTTCTGCCGCGCTTTTGGATTTGTTATCCAGAGTCAGTTTGAAATAGCGCTTGTAAGCCGCCTCACGTTCCGCGTTATCGGTAATGGCTGAACTTTGGGGTTTAGACTTGCGGCCCTCTTGGTCCCAAGCTTGGGCGGCCAGCAGGTTGCCGCTGAATTTAGACGGGCGGAACATCGTTTCCGGATTGAGATATTTGGCCCACTCGGTGCCCAGCCAGCGGTCCACCAGGTATTCCACCACCATGCTCAGCTCTTCGATGGAGTTACCTTCGGCGATACGAGCACGGATATTCTGTAGCGTGGAGGGGATCTTGGTGTAACGGGCACCGGTAAGTTTGTTCAGGTGTTCCAGCACCCGGATCGCTTGGTCGGTGATTATTTTGCTTTGAAATTCCCCATCCTGGGCGGCCGCCACCGGCGGTTGGCCAAGAGTGTTTTTACTTGATGGATCCGGTGTTGAATTTACTAACGGATCGGCTGTACCGGGTACAGGCTCATAATGTGAATTTTCGTTGTCGTATGAACCCTCACCCGGTGAACCTTCATGGCATGAGCCTTCATCCTGTGAGCCTTCACTATGTACAGGCTGAATATTCGTTTTTGAGGGTGTACGGCGTACAGGCTCGATCAACGATTCAGCGAGCAGCTTTACCAGATTTAACTGGTAGGCATTACTCCCCTGCTGCCGGCGGCCGTTGGCGGCTTTGACGCTGCGTGTGGTTTTGCTTAGCCAGCCGGCTTCGGCCAGTTCAGCCAAGGCCCGGCGCACTCCACTATCCGATTTAAAGCTGCACTTGCGCATCAGCGTTTCCACCGATGGCCAGCTGTAGCCTTCATCGTTGGCAAAGTCCGCCACCGCCAGGAGCAGCATCTTGCGCGGCTGCGTCAGGCTTTGGACATCCCAGACCTGTGACATTAATTTGATGCTCATACGGTCGCCCTACTATCGCGAATCAGCCACCGGCCGTTCTCTACCACCCAGCAGGCAAACTGGTAGTTGCTGCGACACCACCGCCCCATTACCATAACCTCATAGGCAAAGGTCGCCGGGTCGGTTCGACCCGCGATTGCTTTACAACGCAATTGCGGTAGGCCAGCGTTTTTCGTTACACTGCTCATGCGTTGATGACTCCACACACTGTTTTCTTCGCGCCGACGCCCTTGGCTGCACACCTGGGGCGTCAACTTTTCTAATCTGGTCATTTGCGGGATCCCTTTTTACGGCCAAACAGCTCCAGGATTGCCCTTACCTCTTCCTCACGCGCCGCCAGATGTTTGGCATGGTGAAACTCAATCTCCGCCGCCTCATCTGCATCAATTACGCCATCGGCTAACGCCCTTTCGATAATCTGGTCCACCTGCCCGCGTTCGGCAGCGGTGCGAATGCTTTTCCTAAACAGCTCGACCTGGTCCAACTCTTCAAACTTCGGTACATCGACATACATGCCGCCGCGGCGCCGGGCATAATATTCAGCCACCAGCGAGGTGCCGGAGATATCTTCCATGGCTTCCAGTTCGTGATGTTCAAAGAAACGACAGCCATTTTTCTCATACAGGTTGTTGTTAAACTGGGTTTGCGTCATGCCCAAGGCACCCGCCATGGCCGAGCGGCCGCCGGGATAGACTTTGCACATCGCTTTTACGGTTGCTTTGATGTCTACCATATTGATTTTCCTTTGGTAGTTTGTTTTATGCTGCGTTTTGCTACGCTTAAGCCATTACCAGCTCGGGCCAGATACTCATCCAATCCGCCGGGCGTAGTTCTTTCCGGCTAACGATGCCGTTTGTTGCGGATTCAATGAGCACAGCGCGAGCGGGGGAAATTTTGCAGCGGCCCGACGCCATCTGAGACAAGAACGAACTGGAAACCCCAATATGGTCAGCAAGGGACTTCACTCCACCTCGCTCCAGTTGTTCTAAGTAGTGTTTAAGATTCATGAGGTACCTCATTATTTAAAACATGAGTTTATTAAACACTAAACTTAACGTCAAGTATTTGCTTGTTTAGTTTTTACTAATCACAATAGAGGTATGGACATCAAAGACATCAGGCGAAAACGCCTCAAAGATTGGTTTGCCAATAAGACATTGCCAGAGAAAGAGAAGAGCTATCTCTCTCAACTCATCAACGGCAAAGGGTCATTCGGGGAGCGGGCCGCGCGCCGCTTGGAAAGGGATTATGGGATGCCGCCAGGCAGCCTTGATGCCTCGACCGATAGCCAAGAACGCAATGTCGTATTCGCGTCAAACCACCAGGCCGCAGGCTCTCACCCGCTTATTAGCTGGGTGAGTGCTGGTGCATGGCATGAAGCCTTGGAACCCTATCGCCTAAGTGAAATTGAAGACTGGCCGGAAACCACAGAGAAAGTGAGTAGCCGTTCGTTTTGGTTGACGGTTAAGGGTGATTCGATGACATCACCAAACGGACAAAGTGTGCCGGAGGGAATGCTCATCTTGGTTGATCCGGACCGGGAGCCGATTAACGGCAGTCTCGTCGTTGCAAAACTCGTCAATGAAAACGAGGCAACCTTTAAAAAACTGATACTCGATGCAGGCCAAAAGTATCTTAAACCTCTGAATCCTGAATATAAAATGCAAACAATCAATGGAAACTGCAAGATTGTTGGCGTGGTTGTGGAAGCTAAAGTGCGTTTTATCTAAGTCTTACCCTCCCCGGAAAACAGAAAAAAGACATAATTAACAATGAAATAAAGTGAACACTAATTATTTGTTCACTTTTTACTTGCCTGTAGGTTTAGTATTTAATAAACTAATCTTATAGCAAAGACTTAACGCGGATTTTATATGCAAATTTTGGCAAAGCTTTGATGAATCTCTTTAAGCATCCTCCTAACGATAATCACTTCGGCAACTGTCAGCAATTTGTTCTAGGTACGGATGTGAATTGATGATGCCCAGATTAGCCGGGGCCACCCCCGGCAACTGATTAGTGTTTTTTGAAAATAAGTGGCACCGCAAAAATCGCCACCATGATGAGCATCATCCAGAAATCATCAAGCCCCAGCACATACAAAATCACAGGGCGGAGGAGATCGAGATTAGACATAACATTGATCATTTTAATCACCTAGCGTGAAGTTATCCAAACTAGCTCGGCTTAACCCAAGCACTTGCGGTGCGCACCACATATTTAGGAAACCATGAACACAGCAGGGGTCGAATAGGTAAATTGATTTTTTTTTTAAACCTTTTAGTAATTAGTAATACAAACCTTAGATAAAAACTCTTCATCAAATGAGCGATAGCAAAAGGAGAAATCGCAAGAAAATCGGAATTGCTGCGTGTAGTCCCTTTGACGGCTGCATCGATTCTTCAACTCATAAGGGGTGGAGATAATGTTCTGGTTGACGTATGCCGCCCTTTTTACCGCCTGCACAGGCAAGGGAACCCACCCTGCCCTGTGTGTGTGGAATATCAACCAGCGGCGCCGTGCAACGCCGCGTTTAAGTGAGACAACGCTATGTCTGAAACAAACCGTATGACAGATGTACCGGTATTTATTTCCGATCTGGACGCCGGGATTTTTGAAAACAAGTTCGCCGCCGCGCTAAATGCCGTCGCTTTGGGCGTATTGAATAACGGCGGCAAGGGCAAGGTCATGATTGAAATTGACCTTTCCCGCCTGAGTAATTCGATGGAAGAAAAGCGCGTGATGCTGGCCCACAAGCTGAAATTCATAGCGCCGACACCCCGCGGCAAAACCGCCGAGGAGGATACGACCGAAACGCCAATGTATGTTGGCCGCGGCGGCAAGCTAACGATTATGCAGGAAGACCAGGGCCAGCTGTTCACTATCCAGGGCCAGCCCGACGGCAAGCTGAAACAACAGTAATCGGTATTACTAATCACTTTTCAATAAGGACATTTCATGGCACAGATAATAGCCGAACCAACAACGATCAAAGAGATCCGGGATATGGTCATGGCTCAGGAATTACAAAAAACACTGGATAACGCGGATTGCCCGGCTGTGGCAATGCCAAGGGATATTCAGATTCAAAATCTGGAAAGCCTGGGCACCGGTCGTTATCGTTTCCGAGGCAAACTGGAAACAGCCAGCATTCCCGACTTTACCCGCTACTGCAAAGGCTTTGCCGGTGAAGGTGTGCGCTGCTTTATTGATGGTGACGATATGCAGGCGGTGACCGTGTTTAACCTGGGCACCCTCGATAAGCCAGGCCACGCCGATAATACTGCCGGGCTGAAATTGAAGAAGACCGCCCCGTTTATTTCGTTGTTGAATATTAATGGCCAGAAGAACCGCCAAAAAGAGTTGGCCGAATGGTTGGAGGACTGGAGCGAATACCTGCTGGCATTCACTGCCGACGGTGAAGTATTGGATATTAAAAAGGCGGTCGCCGGTGTCAGGCAGATAACTATTGAGTCCACCAGCAGCCAGGATCATGAAGATAATGATTTCAGCGGCAAGCGCTCGTTAATGGAAAGCGTAGAAGCCAAAAGTAAGGCCATCATACCGGCTGCATTCGAGTTTAAATGCGTGCCGTATGAAGGGCTTGGAGAACGCCGGATCCGTCTGCGCTACAGCATTTTGACCGGTGGTGATATTCCGGTGCTGGTGCTGCGCATTGTCCAGCTGGAGGCGGTGATGGAACAAATAGCCGTAGAGTTTCGCGATCTGCTGGTGGGCCAATTTAAGGAGACGACGGTCGAAACTTTTATCGGGGAATTTAAAGCGTAATTATTTAGGCTGATATATATGCCCCGCTCGGGGCATTAAATAACCAATTTTCATTAATTATTGCCAACCGGCAAGGGCTTCACTCAGCCTAAAAATAGGGTTACTCAATGACGTGGATTAATACTCTTAGCGGTGCGCATTTTGATTATAGGGATCCTCAGCCTGAATCGATTTGCATCGAGGATATCGCCACCGCGCTGTCCAATGAATGTCGGTTTGCCGGCCACTTGCCACAGTTTTACAGCGTTGCGCAGCATTCCATACTGACCAGTCGGATCGTGCCGCCGGCATTCGCCCTCGAGGCGCTGTTGCATGATGCCGCTGAGGCGTACTGCAAGGACATACCCAGCCCATTAAAAAGTCTATTGCCTGACTATCAAACCATTGAGGCCGGGATCGAATCAATCGTGCGTAATAAATACGGATTACCGCCGGAAATGAGTACGGAAGTTAAGCGTGCGGACCT